CTATTGTGACTTTTCTATTGCTGTTCGATGTTTCTCAGGAATTTGTGCATTTGTTCGATGTCCGTAATGTCTACAAGATTTAATACACACATCTAAATTAAATTTATTTTTATCAGTTTTTAAATTATTATTAATATATTTAAATGTTTCACTAGTTAATACATCATATAACAAATGATTATTTGTGATTTTTATATCTTCTAACTCTATATAACTTTTTTCTTTATTATGATTCATTAGTTTTTCCCATTGTTTTATTTCTCTTAAATAACTATAACTTTCTCCACTATTTAAAAAACTTAATGATTTATTATTCCATATATTTTTATTTTTTAACCAATACAAATAATGATAATGACTGGTCCAACAACATGGCCAGACTGTCATATCACTGACTATTTGTATTTCTTTGTGTACTTGCCAAACACATACATCATTGTATTGTTTAGTATCATTTGGAAAGTCATTTTCAATAATATAATCTTCATTGGAAAAATCTATTGTCCAATTTTTAACTTTTTGTTTATACAATTCTACGTTTTTTGGTTTATGAATTAAATCTTTAATTAAATTTCCGCCCCATGTTCCATCATTTAAAGAAAAATCCCACCCCCAACTTTTTGCTAGATTACGTGCTTGATCAACTTGATGTGCATTATGATCAAAACGATTCATTCTCCATCTTACATTAACCTTGTGCTTACGCAATATTTCTGCGTTTGTTAGAATGTGTTTCCATTGTACATTTCTTCTATACAAATGATTAGTATCTTCTAAACCATCAATTGAAAAAACCAAATGTATATCTGCATTTGGATTTTGTTGCGAAATATAACTACCAATAGTTTCAAACTTTTTAGCCCATGGTCCGCCACCGTTTGTGTGTAGAGTTTGTTTTATCTCTGGTTTATTTTTGTCAACATCAATTAATATTTTATCAACATTTGGATGCATCATTGCATCACCTATATTACCATTATACACAATTTTTTTTAATTTTTTTAAACGTGGATCTATAACAGATTGCACAAACGAATTTACATCATTTAATGTTGAATGTCGTTGCGTGTGAACTATATTAGGTTGTGTTAGCATTGTTTCTTTGTCTGTTCTTGGACAAACTAAACAATTTGCGTTGCAATAACTGGTCGGTTCCCATTGTACTAGTTCTAGTTCTTCTGGTTTTATGTACATAATAATACTTATAGTGTTTCAACTAACCGTTTTACAGCGTCATCATATCTTCTGTGTAATCTTAAATAATTGTACTGTGAGGTTTCATATGCCCGTACCCAATCAATTGGATTATTATAGATATATTTCACAGTATCAGCGATCATTTCCATTCGTTTGTCTGTGTCAAATTCTAAATCATAATCTTCTGGCCAAAAATCTGAAAACGTTTGGTATTGTCTAGCACGAAGTTGCTCTAAAAATTTTGGAGTAGACGCAATAACAAACGGATGTTTGTTTATAATAGCTCTTGCAGTTTTTTCTGTAATCATAAATTCGTCGTCTGCTTCTACATGTGTTTCTGCAATAATACTATATTTGGTATTTTCGTACAGTGTATGGTCAAATGGATATCCTAAATAATGATCTGCTTGGCCATCATAATTTATGTTATCTGGACTGTGTGGAATTTTGCTGTAGAACCAATCAAAATCATATTTGGTTATTATATGTGATACCTTTGGATATAAATCTTGTACTGTGTGTGCAGTGTTTAAAGACCATATACCGTACTTTAAAACATCTTTGTTATGTAATCTAACTGCAAGATTTAATCTATTTGCTTTGTGAATTTTAGCATTTAAAAATAAAAATTCGTTTTTAACAAAATTTTGTAATTCATCAAACTTTTTATTTGCTAGATCAATATCTCCTTGATAAAATCTCCAAACAGCATCAGTTTCAAAATGTGGATATGCAATAACAGTTATTCTATGTCTAAAAACATTTTCTGATATACAGGCCTGTTTATATAATTCTAAAAAATCAAACTCATCTTGGCATCCGACAACATATATAATTTGCTGTGCTGTGCATATTTCACTTTGTATTAACCAATCAATAAAAACAGCATGAGCTCGTAGTATTTTACTGTCAATGTTTAACCTTTCTCTTACATGAGAAATCATAATTCTACGTTTGGGATTTTTTAATTTTCTTAAAGATAAATTTTTAAATTCTGGACACAAATGATATGGTTGATTGCGATAAGCATTAAATTCTAATATATCAAAATTATTGTCATCAACATAGTTTGCTAAACCATACTTGCCAGGGCTTTCAAAATGATATGCTAAAGTATTAGGCGCTAACTGTATCGTACTCATGATCTTTTGCAAATAGTTCTTTGTGTGTTTTATGGTCTATAGTTTCTATATCCGTTGCAAAAGACGTAAATCCATTTTCTTTAACTACATTAAGTACATTAGAGCATCTTGATGTTAATTCATCTCTATGTGAAATAAGGAAAATATTCTTACCGCCTTCTCTAGACATTTTTTTCAATACACCCATTGCTGACTCAACACCCATAGTGTCCATGCCACTGTCTACAAGCTCGTCAATAAACAACAGGTTTACAGATGTATTCATAGATTCATATACATCTCTAAATGCCCAACTTAATCCTAGGATTAATCTATTGCGTTCACCTCGAGAAAGATTATCAAAATCTAACTCTCTACCTAATTCAGTAATTTCTACAGTTAGGTCTGATTTAAATACCACTTCATGTGGTAATCCAATTTTATCTAAGTAGTAGTTTAATCTTGAATTCAAATATAACAAGTTTTGATCAATAATTTTTTTACGTATAAATGAATCTTTTGATGTTAGTAATTTATATAAAAAGTCTTGATGATCTTTTAATTTTTGCAGTGCATTAATACGAGTGTAGTCTACTTCTTCTATGTTTTTAGATTTTAATTCGTCAATTTGTTCTGTGTGTGGATTTTCTTTTTGTTTTTCATTTTCTAATTGACTCTTTAGTTCAGCAAGATTTTGTCTATGATCATATGCTTCATCAGAAGAACTATATGCTGTTTCTGGTCTTGCACCCAATTCACCTTGTTCACTAATTTGTTTTTTAATTGATTCTATTGTATCTAGTATTTGTTTTTGTTCTTCTATCTTATTAGTATGTTCTTGTTTGATATCTTCAACTAGTTGATCATGTTTATCAGTGTGTAATTCTTGTTCACACATAGGACATTCTTTACCTTCTAGTTTTGTTAATTGTGAACTTAACGATTCTATTAGTTTTTCTATTGACGATAAATTACTTTTATTAAAATTTAAATTTTGTTCATATGATTTAATTTTTTGCGAACGTTCTTGCCAATGTGCTAATAACTTATGCTGTTGTATTTCTGAATCAATGTTAATTTTTTCCAATTCTTTTATACCATGTGTAAGTTCTGCTATTGATTTTTTGTGTGATTCTTCCCAACTAATACTTCTAATTTGAAACTTACGAATAGTTTCTTCAATTTTTTCGTTTGAAATTTTTACCTGTTCTAATCGTACTTGTTCAGTTTTCATATCGTCATTGGTTTCACGCATTAGCTCTTTTAAACGTTCTGCTTTTTCACTTAAACGAGATATACCCAAAAGTTCTTCAATAATAGCACGTTGCTCATTTGCTTTCATAGCCAAGAAAGGCTCAGTATAAGTGTTAAGGGCAACTATGTGTTTAAACATTGTGTGGCTCATGTCAAAAACCCTTAACACTTCTTCCTGAGTAAGCCTATTTTCGCCTTGAGCTTCGTCAGTTCCTTGCTCATTAACAATAGAGTCATCAACAATAAACTGAAACTTGTTAGGCTTACGACCTCTTTCTATTCTGTAACGGTGTCCGTCTCTTTCAAAGTCAACAGTAACTAACATGTTTTTATTGTTGGTTTTGTTAACCAAATTATCCTTGCGGATATTTGTTAGAGCTTGACCGTATACAGCATAACTAAGAGCATTTATAAGTGTGGTTTTACCTGTGCCGTTTCGCGAGCCTTCGCCTCCAAGATCCATATTGTTACCAAGTACCAATGTTAATCCATCGTGTGCAAAGTTTACAGCCTGTGTGGTGTTACCTACACTCATAAAATTTTTAATAGTAATGTTTTTGATTTTTATCATAGTCTATTGTATAACTCTACTAGTACTGCATTATCAAAAGAATCTGATTCGATTTTTGCTAGTTGATTAGTTACAATTTGATCAACTGATTCAAATATAACTTCACCTTGAACATCCTGTGCATGTTCTTCTTTCTTTTGTGGTATAAGAGCAAGATCTCTTATTTGATAATTTTGTGCAAAGTTTTCTTTGATAAAGTTTGCTTCTTCATATGAAATGTCTAAGTCTACTTTTACCCTAATGTATGAATTTGGTTCTAGCACTGTTTCTGGATCCTCAAGCAACTTACTTAAATCAATTGATCTATACTTTGGTGCATCTGGCCATATTTTATATTCTGGTTGTTTATCCCATTCAAGGAACATAGCACCTCTGTCATCATCCCATACATCAGCAAAGTTGTGCGGGAAAGGATTACCAATATAAGATATGTTACCTGAATGTTGTCTTTTGTGAAAGTGTCCAGTAAACACATGTCCTGCATTTTTAAAATGATCACTTCTTATTGTACCAATGTCTGGCATTTCTACCATAGCATTCATTTTAAAGTGTGGCAATTCAAAATGTCCAAACATATACTTGCATTTTACTTTTTGTACTTTTTTCCATTCATCACCTACTAACCATGGAATAATAGCAACATCATCTTTGACTATCCATTCGTTGACTACTTGAATATTTGTAACTTCGTTAGCAAAAACCACTGACGATATTTCACGTTTATCTCTGTAAAACAGATCATGATTGCCAACAATAAAATAAACTTTTTCAAATGCTTGACCTAGTCTTTTTAGATTAGACACAGAATAGTTTAGTGTTGATACATTAACACTTGATCGTTGGTGATGCCAATCACCTAAAAATATACAAGTTTCAGAACCACGTTTTTTTGCTTCATCGATAAACCAAGTAACAAAGTTTTCACAATCAATATTATGCTGACGTGCATTATTTTTCATACCAAAGTGTATGTCTGTAAAGCAGGCCGCTTTGTTAAAAAACTGTGCCATATTAACTTTCTTCTTTTTGTGCTTGTTCTATGTTTGCTAGTTCTTCAGAGTTTTTCATTTGTCTAGTTAGTGACGGCATAGCACCTGCTTGTTCAAGTAAGTCGTCACGTAGATTTTGATTTTTCTTTTCCATATTTAAAACTCTTGTAAATGAATTTGTAATAGTTGCTGTATAGTAAGCAAATGGATTTTGTGATTTAGATTCATCAAACTGTAGACCAATTTGTGAAAGTTGTAGTAGTGCTTGTCCTTGCATTTCATCATTGTAGGTATAGCCACGCCAATTTGCTCTTGTGCCATATCGCTGACAAAGTTTAATAAACATGTTTGCTAGTTTAGGTGTAATCTTACCATGATCTAAACTAAACTGATTGTGTCCAGCATGATGACTTCTACCAACTTCGTATGGTTTATTGTTTTTATCTAATTTGTAATGTTTAAAAGGTGGAAAATTTAATTTAACTTTTGTATCTGCTATGTTTTTTGGATTTAGTTTACGACCTTCTTCGTCTGGAATATGATCGTAGGTCATAACTCTAAACACAAGATCAGTTACAGGAATATTCAAATGATCTTCTCTATACTCATCATATTGAGATCTTTTTAATTCAAGTTCTTCAACCTTAGATTGAAGCATACGATCAGCTCTGTTTTTACGTGCTTGTGATATTGAAAGTCTGTTGATCTTAGCAACATCACTTAGAATCATGTCATAATCTGCATATTCTGGCTTTTTATAAAAACAATAAGAGTTTTTACTCTTGTGTATTTCAGCCAACATGTCTTTGTTGTTTAGATAATTTATTCTTTTTGCCACACTATAATTCCTTGTATATTTAATAATAATACAGCATATACAACCTAAAGTCAAGTGTATTTTTTAGTTAAATACTCAGTTAATTATTTCAATAAATAATACTATAACTAGGATATTAAAATGGCAAAAGATTACAGAGCAAAAATTCAACCTATAGGTAAAACCAATGATGCTATGCAGTTGATTCTTGGACCAAATAATTCAAGTAACATATTACAACCATTATGGAAAACCCAAGGAGTAATGTTTCCGTATACACCAATGATTCAAGTTCAACATGCCACTGTAAACTATGGCCAATACGATTTAGCTCATACGAACTACGATTATTTTGCATATCAAAGAACATCATCACCAACAGCGACAGTAACTGGAGTGTTTGGAGCTCACACACAAGAAGAAGCAGAATATTTAATGGCTGTCATACATTTTTTTAGGGTGGTTACAAAATCAAATTTTGGAATACAAGATGTTAACAAAGGAACACCTCCACCTAAATTGGCCTTTAGTGCTTATGGCGATGCTATGTTTAATCGTACTCCTGTGTATATTAGAACTGTAGCATTTGGTTTAGATCAAGATGTTGACTATGTTCCTGTAAGACATTTTAGTAATAGATATGATCAAAGACAAGTAGCAACAGGAAGCGAAGAACTTGATAGTATGCTTAAAAATTCATATGTGCCTTTGGTACTAAACATATTTGTTGATATTGTAGTGGCACCAAATCCAAGTGCTATTCGAGATGAATTTAATCTTGAAGAATTTAGAAAAGGCAAATTATTAAATAAAGGATACTATTAATGGCCACTTACAACAAACAAAGTCCCTATAGCAAAACTTCAAAAATAGGCGACTATCTTGGTTTAATGAATTATCGATCAGTAATTAACGATGATTCGGATGAAACATATACTATCGAATCACGTTATGATATGCGTCCAGATCTATTAGCATATGATCGTTTTGGCAGTTCTAGATACTGGTGGCTGTTTGCTATGAGAAACAAAAATACAATAATTGATCCTATACAAGATTTTAGAACAGGTGTTACAATTAGAATTCCAAAAATAGAAAACGTGAGGTAACATTATGGCCGGCGTGGTAAAAAATTACAATCAAAGAATAAAAGAAAAAAATAGTAAAGATCCTAGTACAGATCCTAATTGGCAAAAACCAAATCTTAATAGTTTTAATAAAACTCCATCAGTTGAATATGAAGATCGTTATAACATGAGTGATAACGACACCATGTATGATTGGAAATTTAAGCAATTAGTAAATGAACAAGATAGAATACTAAAAGAAAATAGACTTATTAGGCAAGAACTTGAAGAAACGTCTGGTAGATCAGTTAATCCAAGATCACCAAATTATCTAAAATCAAAAAACCTAGAAAGCAAATTAAAAAGTAACAATCAAAAATATGAAAACATACACGATCAACAAATAGATCTTGTAGGTGAAAAAGATATCTATGAAAATTTTACTATGGCTCAGTATAAAAATTCTCTTAAAAAAGACAACCAAGGTAAATTCGTAAATCCTTTACAAACAACACCTAATTTATATGAGAGTAAAGAGTCGCCACCAGCATTTGACGAAGTTAATGATTATTTTGTAAACGAAAACAATCAAAATAATAATCAAACTGCTATCGAACAAACTTTAACAGCAGATCAAAAAAATGCATTTGGCGGATACAAAAACAATAATCCTGGTTCTGGAGTGTTTGAAGGTGAAGGGGCAAAAGATGTAAATGATGCGGCGGCCGATTTTACAAAAATTAATGTTCCTATTAGTAGTAACATACAAACCCAAGTACAACCTCAATATAAAGATCTTTTTAAAAGAAATATATTACACGATTATGATACTGTTACATATAACTTCCAACTTTCAATGTTATCAGAGCAAGGAACTAGATCTGCTCAAGAACATATAATAAAAGCAAATTATTCTGGAGCAGGATGGTCAAAATGGTCATCTAATAATTTTGATAAAATAATTATTGCTGAAACTGGAAGCACAGTTCTTAGTATTGCTGATACACAAATAAATGCTGTAGCAGGGCCAATCAATAACGGTAAAAGATTAACCGGTGCTGTAGATTTTCAATTGAATATCGTGCAACCACTAAATGCTTCTTTCACAGACACTTTAGTGAATGCGGCTATGGCTTTGGGTTTGCCAGATGGATTAAAAGCAACATATCTTTTAGAATTAAAATTTATTGGTAGAGATCCAGAAACTGGAGATATAGTAGATCCAATTCCGACAACTCAGCGACAATTTTTAATTGAAATTATTGCTGTTGAAGCCACAGTTGATACTAGAGGAGCGTCATACAATGTACGAGCTGTTAGAGCCGGTGACAAAGGCATGATGCAAAATACATATCAAACTGACCGTCCTGTACAATTAGTAAATTTAAAAACTGTAAATGATCTAATTAAATCCACAGCAGAAACAATGAATTTAAATGAGTTAGATAAGTTAGCTATTGAAAAAGGTATTTTAGATGAATACTATATTAAATTAGACGATTATGCTTCAGCCTCAATTGGCAACGATCCTATATTAGACACTGAAACATTAGAAAAAGTTCTTACAAATAAATCATTTGATGAAAAAGATGATTCACAATTTAAAATGTTTAGAATTGCACAAGGAACAAGTATTGATAGAATTATTGAATTTGGTATTTCCCATTCAAAAAAATTACAAAAACTTGCTAAAGGTTTAAAAGATGATGCTGATGCTGACTCATCAAATTCAGACGACATTGACAAATATGTAAAACGCATATTTAAAATTAAAGTTGACACAAAAAATATTGCATGGGATGTTCTTAGAAATGATTATGCTAGAGAATATCATTATACAATTTCTTTATTTCCAACTATAAGACCTGAAATATTACCAGGTGTTTGGGGTGACTGGAGTAAGGTAGCTGAAGAAAAAATCAAAGCATTAATAAATGGAGATCTAGGAGAAAGCAAATCTAGACCATACAAAGCACTAAGCAAAAGATATGATTATTTGTTTACAGGATTAAATGATAAAGTTTTAAGGTTTGATATAAAATATAACAATCAGTTTTTCTTTGCCTTACACAGTTATAGGGGAATATACTCAAAACTATCTAATGATGTTAAAGATAAAATTACAAAAACTTCGTCAACTCTTACTAAATTTAAAGAACAACAAAAAACACTAAGATCTGCATGGTCAGAATATTTAAGTGCTAAATCAGATAACATTGGTGCTTCCGATGAAACAAAAGAAAAAGCCTTAGGACCTGCTTGGGATAAGTTTGCATCTGAAAGAACAGAACTAATCAACTTATATGTTGAAGGGGTTGAAAATAATACGTTTGAAGGTGATGTTGAAACTGCTAGAGGATTGCAACTTACTGATGCCGCTGGCCCTTTCCAAACTAATAAAAAAACATTAAGCAAGAATAGTATGGACAACGAATACTCAACTGATCCAATTTTAAATCAATCATTGTTAAAAGACTATGCAGAACTAATAGATAGAGAACAAGTTGTTAATGCTATCGAGGCATCAGAAAAACCTTTTCAAATTATGTGGGGAGCGATACCAGATGATTTTCGAGGAAACTTTAATAATGAAGATGGTAGTCCAGGTAAAGGACATTTAGATGCTGTGATTGAAGCATCGTTGGCTGATTTTGAAGCAGATTTAGTTTCTATGGATATGGACATAAAAGGTGACCCTTTTTGGTTAGAATCTGAAAGAGATTTTGATAACGAAGATACAGCAAGTTTATATGAAGGTGAAAACTATCTATTATTTAGAGCAATTACCAGCGCCGGAGAACCTGATCCCGAAACTGGATTAGCAAATCCTAATAGAGAAGGAAAAGAACAAATGCTGAATGGTGTGTATGCTGTGGTTCAAATTAATAACTCTTTTACAGGCGGGCAATTTATACAAAATATTAAAGGTGTTAAAGAAGCATTTATCACAGACATAAGTATATTAGAGCAATTTAAGGAAAAATAATTAAATGGCAACACATAAAACATCAGCAATATCTAGTATTAGAAATCCATTTTCTGATTCACAAAAAAAATTAGGTAACGTTTATACATACAACGGAATATACGAAGCCATAGTTATATCTAGTAAAGATGTACAAAAAAATGGTAGATTAAAAGTTAGACTAGTTAACAGTAATACCAATGTAGACTATGTAGAAGAAAACGATGCTCAAAGCTATTTAGATATTACAGTTCAATGGAGTTCACCATTTGCAGGTGCTACAAATATAAAAGATACAATAAGCACAGGAACAGCAACACTTCCAGGATCATCTGCAACAACTGACCCAGATAAAACATATGATGGAACTCAAAAAAGTTACGGCATGTGGATGATTCCACCCGATATTGGTAACCGAGTATTGGTTATGTTTGTAAACGGAGATATTGCTAGAGGTATAGTAATTGGGTGTATGTATCAACCACTTATGAATCATATGGTTCCTGGTATTGCACGATCAAAAACATTTACTGCAAACGACGGAGAAACACTTGAAGTTCCTGTAGCAGAATATAACAAAGCAAGTGACGAAGCAAAAAATGTAGATTGGAAAACTAAAAGAGACAGTACTGGCCAAACACCTACAGATAATGTAAAACGTCCATCACATACTCCACATTTTAACGGATTGAAAGAACAAGGATTAGAACAGGATACTGTTAGAGGATTAACTAGTTCATCTGCAAGACGCGAATCACCATCACAAGTATTTGGTATCCTTACTCCAGGCGGTCATCAATTTGTAATGGATGATGCTGATCAAAAATTAGTGAGATTAAGAACCACATCAGGTGCTCAAATATTATTAGATGAATCCAACGGTAATGTATACATTATTAATAAAAAAGGCACAGGTTGGGTTGAAATTGACGACAGTGGTAAAATAGATGTATGGGCTAACGATTCAATTAGCATACGTTCACACAAAGACATAAATTTACGTGCTGATAGAGATTTAAATATAGAATCAGGAAGAAATATTAATGTTAAAACACATCAAACAACTAGCGATAATCAACCTAGTGATACTACAAATTTATTAGCTGGCATTGGTGCTTTTAATTTAGATATTGCTGGAGAATTAAATGTTAAATCTGGTAGTACAACAAAGATAACTTCTGGAAGTAATTTTAATCTAAATACAACAGGTGTAAATTTATTTACTGCTTCTGGCAATACATCAATTAAGAGTGGTGGTCAGCATATCGAAACTGCATCACAAATTCATATGAATGGTCCAGCGGCCGCAGAAGCAACAATATTTAACGGGTTATCAGTTAAAGTCGATAGTGAAGGAAATTTGTATTTTACAAATACTCTCTATACAAGAAACAGCGAAGGTAATAGAGAAACAGAAAAAGTAGGAACAATTCTAACAAGGTTCCCAACTAGAGAACCTTTTGCTAGAGAAACTTTTGAATAA